AGGTGCACCTGTTATAATTACAGCTCTTGTTGTTTCTGCATTTGTTGCTGCGGAGTCCCAAGAAAAAACAGCACTATCATGTATCAGACAGATTGCCTTGTCACCAAAATTATCTAGTGACCACATACCCGGTTCTAATACTAAATCTCCAGATGCAGCCTCACCCCATGCTACAAAGTTAGTTGTGCTAGTGACCGTATCTCCTGCACCATGTGATGCAGCAGTTGTTCCTCTAACTTCTCTTGTAACACCTGTTAATTCATTAGATGTGTTTATACCTGTATAAGATATTTCTTCTGTTCCTACTTTAATAAAATTTGTACCTGTATCTGGAAACTGTGATACATCTGCTAATATAATGCCAGTTGTTGTTGAAGAGTTTATTGCACCAGATAGTGTGGTTGTAGGTTCACCAGCTACCTCACCGCCCCAAGATCCAAGAGACCAACCAAAACCTTTTGCTTGAACTGCAGGACCCACGGGATAATAGTGTTGAACTCTAATACCACCAGATGTTGTTGCACCAGATCCTGACTCGTTTGATGGCATCGTAATTGTAATCGTTGTGCTTGATGGCACAGTTGTTACCATAAATTTTTTGTCGTTAAAGTCTGACGCTGCAAAATTAGAATTAGTAATAGAACTAAAACTATCTAATAAAACTATGTCTTGTGCAGATATACCATGATCTCCACTAAAAGTTATTGTAACAGTTGGTGATCCATTAGTTGTGCTAAACGCACTAGTAAGTGTTGTTGTAGTTTTAATAGGATGTATGTCATAAAATACACCACCAGAATACGCATATAAAATTCTATTTGTGCCAATAATAGCGTATTTTCTTGCTTTACTATTTACAAAATGATGAAGTCCTCTACCTGCACCAGTGAGAGCATCATCTCCTAGTTGTTTCCAACCACCTATTTTTTCAGGTATTCCATATCTAAATCTAACATTATCACAATCTATCCATTGACTCTCTGCTCCGGTGGCTGTGATTTGTTTATTGATTCCAGGTGCAAAACCTATCTTTTGTAACATAATAAATCCATGTATAGCAAATTTATTACTTGTTTAACAGAGTAAAAGCACGGGGGTGTGGTTGTGGTGGTAACCCCCGCACCAGTCTATTTTATAGACTATTTTTTAGGTATAGTCAACTTCTTACCCTTATACCATGTAGGTAAACCTAAAATAGGTCTTGTATCTAAAGCGTTTTGTTTTGCGTTTTTCGATCCTGCTTTATTATAATGTAAAAAAACTTGTCCACAATTTTTACCTGTAAATTCCTCTCTCCAATGTTCAAGATCACAACCAGCGTAAATTAACATATCACCTGGTTCAAGATTTATTTTAATACCTGCTTGACCTTTTTTACCTGTTGGATCTAAATATATTGGCCAAGGGTCACCACCTAAATTTAATGTTGTAGATATTTCACATGAATATCTATCTTTGTGACGAGCTAAAACATCTCCGTTTTTATATATTCTTGCGTAAGAATATGTCTCTGATAATTTTAATCCTGTGTGTTTTTCCATTACTGGTTTTACTTCAGTCAATAAAGTTTCCATTGCAATATCACTATAATGTGAATAAGTATTTGGAACTTGTTCATCATTCCATACACCAAAATATTCTGTGAATGGTGATATATATTTTGTATTAAATAAAACATTTGCCACTTTTCTTTTGTTTTGAAAGTATTTATATATAAAGTCAGCTAATTCTTTTGAGATAGCTCCTTTTAAAACACTATATTTATTTTTTTTAAACGACATTTAACACTCCTTTTGGTATTGCTTGACAGTTCCAATGTATAAACCTAAATGGTTCATAACCCATATCAACTATATATTGATGTGGCAGATATGATGGAAAGAATATCATTCTTCCAGGTTGCACTTTGTAGTTTATCTGTGAACTAGCTAAAGTTACTTTTGATTTATCTTTTTCAGGTAAAAGATTCATAACATTACCTGGTCTTGGATCTTCAAACATTGGTATAGATGTTTTATCACTTGCTTTTAAAAAATAAAAACCAGACATATGTCCATTCCAATGTGTGTGTAAAGTATGGTGACCCCCACCTTTTTTAGCAAATTCTTGAACCCATAGTTCTGTTGTAAATATTTGATAATTAGTTAAATCAAAACCCATTTCTAATAACAAGTTGTGTGATGTTGCCCCGACATAATCTTGTAATTCTTTAAATTTAGGGTCACCAATTAATGATGTAGAATGAAACACATGACCCATATCACCCTTATCACCGAACTTTTTGTTTCTTTCATCTATACTTTTTTTTAAATTTTTTTGAGACTCTTTAATATATTTATCAGATGCTTTGTTTAGTTTTTTAACAAACTTAGGTTCATCTGCCCACCATATTGGACTTTTAAAATATTCTTCTAATTGTAATTTTTTTGGAAAACTCATTTAAATGGCCATCCTAAATTCCATATTACTAAACTTTTTCTTTCACCACTTTTAACTGGACATACCCTATGCCACACAAATGAAGGAAATACAACTAAAGATCCTTTGGGTAATATTTCTTTACACTTTCTAATATTTGGTTTTTTATCAGGATCTGTATTTCTAAAATCAAATTCTAATTCACCACCTTTATATTCTTTAGGGTCAGATAAAGTTACAGTAACTGATAATTTTCTAATCTTACCATTTGATGGATCATTAACTTCTCTTTGATATGGTTTATCCCAACTATCACAATGCCAATCATAATACTGTCCCTTAGTATATTTTGTAAACTGACAACTTTCTGACCAATCCCATTCAAAATTCCAACCTGCGTTTTGATTCGCTTCGTGAATATATGGTTGTATTTCTTTATATATCCAATGATCATTCATCCAAACAATATTAGAGTTTCTTTTCTTTTTTAAATCTTTAATTTGTTTTTGATTTAACTTTTTATTACCATAACCACCAGTAACTGCCATTTGATCTTGAAGTTGTTTACCATACTTTGCAATGTCATTACAAATTCTAGAGGGAATAGCCGATTGAAAATACCAGTAATAGTTTGTTAAATTCATATATCTTTATATATCTAATATAACATTTATTAACTAACTGTCAATGTACCTGAAACTGTAAACGTAGCTATTTTATCTCCACCAGGGTGTGTAGATGTTGAGTTTGTACATGGTGATACTGATATAGTAGCGGAGCTAGGCATTCTAACAACCACCACACCAGGACCTCCATTACTTCCTGACCCAGTAGCATTACCACCATTTCCAGTGTTAGCAGTTCCTGCACTACCTGGACCACCTGGTCCTCCCGATCCTCCGGCAGAATATGTTACATCTGAACCTGTAATAAGATTAGGAACTCCTGATCCTCCGGATCCTCCTGATAGAGGAACTGAAGGTGGAAGGTTAGCTGCAGCGCCACCGGCACCACCACCTCCACCACCACCCCAAGGGTTGTATCCACCACCTCGGCCACCATCATTACCTTGTGGGGGACTTACTGGTGGTTCATTTCCATCTCCACCTGCGTATCCTCCATAACCAAGTCCTCCACCACCAGATCCACCAGGTTTTCCACTGTAAATAGGACTTGAATTTCCACCACCAGATCCACCTCCTGTTGATGTAATTGATTGAAATACTGAATCATTTCCTTTAGCTGCTGAAGCACATGTACCGGCTGTTCCACCTGCTCCAATTGTAACTGAGTGACTTCCAGGTCCTAAAATTAATGAAGAACCTTGTAATGGACTTGGTCCAAAACCAGATGCTCTATATCCACCTGCACCACCTCCACCACCTGAGTTTGGTAAACCAGAGGTAGGTGTAGCTGCACCACCACCGGCTACTACTAAATAATTTGATGTAAAAGCTGTTGGATCACCGTCTGCAATAGTTAAAGTTCCTGATGTATTAAATGTTGCAACTTGATCAAAACCTGAAGGTGAACATGAGTTAGGAACAAACGAAACTGAATTACATGATGGGCTTGCTACAAAATTAACACCAACCCCTAAACTTCTTGCAACTACAATACCTGAACCACCTGACTGTCCAGCACCACAAGGATGACCACCAGATCCACCTCCACCACCAGTATTGGCTGTTCCAGCTGCAGCTCCTGATCCATTACCACCAGCACCACCTCCGCCAGCTCCTCCAGATCCACCAGGGTTTGGATTGTTAGCACCACCTCCACCACCTCCAGCGTAACTAGTATCTGTTCCTGTAATTGTATTAGGTGCCCCTGCACCTCCATCACCACCTTTTGGTGCACTTGCATTTCCTCCAACAGCGGTTGCTCCACCACCTCCACCACCTCCATAGGAAGGAGATCCTCCGTGATGAGTTCCACCATTATTACCTTCTGGAGGAGTAAAACTTCCTGCATTACCTGCTCCACCAGATCCTCCGCATACGGCTCCACCACCGCCTCCACCACCAGATCCACCTGTTTTACCATCTTTTGCACCAGATCCACCAGTGTTACCACCAACACCACCTCCTGTTGATGTTATAGTTCCAAAACTTGAATTTGTACCGCATGCTCCATAAGTAGGCTCATTAGCACCGCCAGCACCACCTGCTCCAACTGTAACTGTATAACTTCCTAAACCTAAATCTAATGCTGAACCTTGTAATGGACTTGGTCCAAATCCTGATGCACGATAACCTCCTGCACCACCTCCACCACCAGAGCTAAATCCACCGCCACCACCACCAGCAACTACCATGTAATTTACTGGTGCTGATCTAAAAGGCCATGTAGAGCTAGATTTAGCGCTAAATTGACTTTCTAATGACCACACACCACTTGCTTTATTTAATTCTTTTACAATAACCACTCCTGATCCACCTGCTCCACCAGCTGCTTCAGAGTTATTTCCTCCTCCACCGCCTCCACCACCAGTGTTAGCAGTTCCTGCACTTCCAGCAGTAGGTCCCGGTGAAGGTCCACTTGGACCCCCACTCTTCTCTTT